GAAATTAAGAAGGCGATTGTTCAGATTTTGGAGGCTAGTCCATCAGTTGGTGAGTATTTTAATATTCCGAAGACGCTTTCTGGCAGAATGGAATGTTCTTTGACTCATTCATTTTATCAGCCGAGGACGGCTGAGGCGAATCGAAATAACTCGATTAATCCTTCTGCTTTTATTGCGGATGAGTTTGGTGCTATGAAGGATAATTCGAATGTGGAGGCTATGAAGACGGGACAACTTAGTGTTAAGAATCCACTGATGTTTCGTTTGACGACTGCTTATGCGGAGGATAAGTCGCCGATGTTGGATGAGTTGGATTATTTGAAGAAGATTTATCAGGAAACAGAGGTTGATGAAAGACTTTTTGCTTTGGTGTATTATGCGACTGAGGACCATTTATGGGATGATACTGGATTATATATGTCGAATCCGCTTAGGATTGAAGAAAATTACGATGAAATTAGAGATAACAGAAGAAAAGCGCTGGCAAAACCGAGCGAACGTGAAGGATATTTGACAAAGAATATGAATCATTTCGTGCCTTCAAATTCTGGTGAGGCATTTATTGATATAGAAAAATTGAAGTTATGCAGAAATTCGAGAGGTGTTTTTGATTGGAAAGGAAAGGATGTTTATGTTGGATTGGATTTGGCGATGACAAATGATAATGTTTCAGTTTCAATGATAACTCAAGAAAATGGAATGATTTATGCGAAGTCGTGGGCCTTTATTCCGAAAGATAAAATCGAAGAAAAGAATAGACGTGAGAGAACAGATTATAATCGATTTATTCGAGAGGGAAGTTGCTTTGCTTGTGGTGATGAAATTATTTCATATGGTTTTGTAGAAAAGTTTGTTATGAATTTAGAAAGCGAATATGGAGTAAACATCGTTCAAATTGGTTTTGATAGATATAACTGTATTTCGACTGCGAATAAATTGGAGGAAGAAGGATTTGTTATGGTTGAAGTGAAACAACATTCGAGTGTTTTGCATCCACCTACAAAGTTGTTGCAAGAGAGTATTTTGCAGAGAAAGTTTAGTTATGATGGTGATAGATTGTTTGAGATTAATTTTCAGAATGCTAGATGTACTGAGGATACTAATTTGAATAAGTATGTAAATAAGAAGAAGTCTAATGGTAAGGTTGATATGGTTGTTGGTACGATTATTGCTGTGTATTTGTTACAACAAAATGAGATGTTGGATGATTTTGTGGTTCAAGTTGGGTAAGAAAGTAGGGATAAGATATGAAATGGTTTGGATTTAGAAAGAGAGCAGAGGAAGAGAAGAAAGTTGATGAAAAGAGTTTCGGAGAAGATTTGCTAAGGGCTTTGATTGGCTCAACTGTGATTGATGAAGAAGCAGCAATGAACATTCCTAAAGTGGCTAAATCGGTTCATTTGCTATCAGATATGGTTTCAATGTTGCCGATTAAGTTGTTTGAGGAAAGTTATGTTGATGGCAAGAAACAAGTAAAAGAAATTACAGATGATATTCGATTAAAACTTTTGAATGATGAAACTGGCGATACTCTCGATGGTGTGCAATTTAAAAGGGCTATGACACAAGATTATTTATTACATGGAAACGGTTATGCTTTTATTAATAAAATTGGCAATAAGTTTAAGTCAGTTCATTATGTGGAAGAAAATTACATAAAACCAGCCAAAACTACTGACCCAATTTTTAAGGATTTTGACATTATGGTTTATGGGAAGAATTATAAGCCATATCAATTTTTAAAAGTTTTGAGAAGCACAAAGGATGGGGCAACAGGTAAGGGAATCATCGAGGAAAATTCGGAAGTTTTAAAGACTGCATATGCTACGTTGCAGTATGAGCAAATGATTGTGAAGACTGGTGGAAATAAAAAAGGATTTGTGAAGTCAGCAAAGAAACTTTCACAAGATGCTATGGATAAATTGAAGGATGCTTGGAATAAGATGTATGGCGGAAATAATGAGGAAAAAGTTGTTATTTTGAATGATGGCTTAGATTTTCAAGAGGCTTCGCATACGTCTGTTGAAATGCAGATGAATGAGAAACAGAAGACATTGGATGAACAGTTGATTGATTTATTTAATATTAATGTAAATGATTTTGATAAAACAATTAGAGAGGCTGTTATTCCGATATTAATCGCTTTTGAGTGTAGCTTGAATAGAGATTTTTTACTTGAAAGAGAGAAGGGGGCTTTTTATTTTGCTTTTGATACAAAAGATGTTTTGAAGGGTGATATTAAGAAAAGATTTGAGGCATATCAAATAGCGGTTAAAACTGGTTGGATGACTAGAAATGAGGTTCGTTATGAAGAGGATTTAGAAGAAATTGATGGTTTGGATGTTATTTCAATGAGTTTGGCTGATGTTATTTATGATATTAAGACAAAAACATATTTTACACCGAACACAAAGCAGAGGGATGATTTGAATGATAAAAAACAAGCCTTAAATGAAGGTGAGGTGATAGAAGATGTCGGAAAGTAGAAAGATTTTGTTTTTGAAAGGACTTTTAGGCGAAGACGTGGAATTACCGAAGGTATTTTCAAGGATTGACGCTTATTTGAATTTCTTAAATGGAGAGAGCCAAGAATTACCGAGACTAGAGAGCCGAGTTGATAGGTATCTGGGATTTTTGTGTGCTTTGGAAGTAGAGTTGCCAGAGCCAATTAGTCGAGTTGATAAGTTTTTATATTATTTATGTGGTGGAGATGTTGATTTACCAGAAGTAGTAAGTGATGTTGATAAATATCTTAATTTACTGATTGAGAGTGGATTTCCCTAGCATAGATGTTGAGGAATTATTAAGTCAGTTTGTTGTAAAATTTATAAATGATATTTTGACAATTGATTGTCATTCACGTTTGAAAACAAGTTTTGAAATAAATATTTTGGGTGAAATGTTGGTAGACACACAATTAAAGAACGTACAATTTGGATTGACAGAAAATGGCGAGTTAGAATTGGTTTATAACAAAAATTAAAAATGATAAATGGAAGGGGTGATGGAAAATGAAGATTGAAATCAGAAGTGATTGTGTGGTCCTTGATGGCTATGTGAATGCTGTGGCCCGTGATTCAAGAATTATGCTAGACGAATATAACAATAAGTTTGTGGAACAAATTACACCAGGAACTTTTACAAGGGCTTTGCAAATAGCAACTAATATTGATTGTTTATTAAATCATAACGAAAGCAGAAAACTTGCTTCTACAAGCGAAGGAACTTTGGAACTTTATGAGGATAATATTGGATTGCGTGCTAATGTTACGATTCGTGATAGCGTCTTCAATGGCTTCTTTTGGGTATTCGCTCTGCAAAAGCTTTTCCCGAAGCCTGCATTCCGTCCGTTCCTGACGCTCTAATAAGCGCATAGCCCGTTTGATGGCCCGCTTGCCGATGACTTCATGAAGAATATGCTGATAGTTTTAAACGAAAGTTTATTGATGATTTAGAATTGTTTGAGGTTTCTATAATTGATGACACATTATTACCTTGCTACATACGGAACTTCGATTGAAGAAAGAGCTGAGAAACAATTAAAACGTGAGTTTCGAGGTGAAAAGGAAAGGTTTATTAAAACAATTGAAAATTTAGTTGTTGAGAATAAAAAAGAAAGAGCTATTGATTATAGTGATTTCGAAAAAAGATTAAATGTATTGAAGGGAGAAAAGAAAAATGAAAAATAATTTAAAGGAATTAGAGGAAAAAAGAGCAGACCTTGTTGAGAAGGCAAATGATTTATTAGAAAAGGTAAAAACAGAAAAAAGGGCGTTTACAGATGAAGAAACGCAAGTGTTTGAAAATGTTGAGAAAGAAATTAAAAATATTGACAATACAATAGTTGCTGAAGATAGAGCTAGAAGTTTTGAAATTGAGAAAGGAAAAAAGAAAATGGAAAAAGAAAAAAATGAAAATCAAGAAGAAAAAGAGTTGAGATGTTTTGCAAATTACATCAGAGGAAAAGTGGAAGAAAGAGCAGATGTAAATATGACACAAGGTGCCAATGGCGCTGTTATTCCATCATCTATTGCTAAAAAGATTATAGATAAAATAGTGGATATTTGTCCAATCTATTCAATGGCAGATAGATACAACGTAAAAGGAAAATTAGGTATTCCATACTATGATGAAGAGACAAATCAAATTGAATGTGATTATGCTGATGAGTTTACAGATGCAGAATCCACAAGTGGAAAATTTGGTAGCATTGAGTTAGGCGGATTCTTAGCGAGGGCTTTAACAAAAGTTTCGAAATCATTGATTAACAAATCAGATTTTGATTTAGTTGATTATGTTGTAAAGAAAATGGCTCAAGCAATATCGAAATTCTTAGAAAAACAATTATTATTTGGAAAAACTGGAAAAATAGCAGGATTAAATACAGGTGTTACACAAACCATTACTGCTGCGAGTACAACCGCTGTAACAGCAGATGAATTGATTGATGTTCAAGAAGAAGTTCCAGATGCCTACCAAGAAAACGCTATTTGGATTATGAATAAAGCAACTAGAAAGGCTATTAGAAAGTTAAAAGATAGTGACGGAAACTATATCTTAAATAGAGATATGACTTCAAAATGGAAATATACATTACTTGGAAATACTCTATATTGAAACTTACAAATACATTTACAGCAATATATAACATATTTAATAAAATAGATAATGTTAATGCATATACTGTCATATTAAATAC